TTATATTCAAGTTGCATATGCAATGCTAACTCATTTTCATCCTCTGGCAACTTATCTTTATCGTTGCTATACACATTTATGCCAAGCTGCTCTTGTATTGCATCATTCAGCTCACGTGTTTGCATATCGCGAGTAATACTTTCTACATACTCAGAGCGTTGTTTTACAGATGATGGGTCTTGCGAAAAAGCTTTAATGTCAAAAGCCCTATCTGACATCCCGTTAACAACTATGTCCACAAACTTAGGAATGATTGGTACCGGTTTCCAATCTAAATTTAAGTATGATAAATCACCGTTTATTGATAATTCATCTTTATATTTTTTTACAGACTGCTCGCCTCTTGCATATAATCTTAATCTATGAAACTCATCTCTATTAGAGTAGAATCTTGTTGCGCCTGAATCTCTTTTGAACCACTCATGCTCAATAGCGCGGGCTACTTTTAATCCGTACTCTGAGCTTGCTTTTTCTTCGTCTGAAGCAATTTGGCTCGGGAAAGAAGACTTTAATATTGTTTCCGCCATGCTATTTTATTATTGTTGAATGCGATCCTTTATTATTATATCGTGAAATTTTTAAATTTAATGCTTGTTTTTCTACTTTAGGTTTAGGATGATATAAATGCCTGTTACAAGCCATAATCGCTAAACCTGAACTTATAGCAGCATCAAATTTTGTTCTTTTATTTATATCAAATTTAGCCCAATCATTTAATGTTCTATTAAAATATATATTACCACCGCCTTCAGGGGTTATACCAACATGGTTATTAATATATGTTTCAATAGCTGCAGCGTGAGCTTGTTTTATATCTTCAGATGTATTTGGAATACCACCAATTTCTTTTTCAGTTACTGACAATTTATTCCAAACTTTGTCTGGTCGATTCATTGAAAATCCTCTATAGCCTCTACGTTTAAGGTGATACAATAGCCGTGGCTTGTTATTCTCTGCCAAAATTGGCATACCATAGTAAACCAAAGCCATAAGAACATCTTCAAAAAACATTTCAGCAGTTTGTGGGCGTGCAACATATTCTAAAAAAAATGTGTTAGCTGGAGCATCCTCCATACTAAATTTTGTTAAACCGTGTAATGCACCTTTTGATCCTTGCCCATCTGTTGTGCCTGATATATCATACGAGTCACAACCAAAAGCTCCCATGTGTTCATTTCCAGGGTATTTGGTGCCATTTTTAAGTATCACATTGTTTTCTATGTTTTTAGATGGTGTCCAGGATACTAAAAATCTACCATTTGGATTGGGTGTAAATATTACTTTAGAATCTTTAATTCCATTTTCCCAAGAAAAAGAACCTTTTGTTACATACCCTTTTCTTGTTAAATCTTCATTAAAATCTATTTGCTCGTATATTTTTGTTAAATTAAATATACTATTTTTAGCCTCGTCCCTAAATGCATGTTCTTCCGTTCTTGGAAATTGTCTGTAATATTCATTTAAACCATCGCTATCGTGTTTTAGCCCTTCTACTTCATTTTCCCAAAACTCAATAACACCAGTTTCTATTTCAGCACCGTCATTTCCTTTAATTGGTTTTTCTGGAGTTTCAAATACAGGGTGTCCATAAGAATCAATGAATCCTTCGTAGTTCCATTCCATAGGTATGAACAAAGAATATAATCCTGAACTAGTCTGTCCATTGCGGTTTCTTCTTGTGACATCTGAATCATTATATAATTTTTGAAAGTTAGAACCTCCTTTTTCAAGCGAATTTGATGTTGAACCCATCATACACTTTCCAATAATCTTACTACCTAGTCTTAATGTTGTTTTAGTAACACGCCAGTTATTCAATATATTATCCGGTCTTTCCCATTTTCCGGATTCATCGTGAACTAATAAACTAAGCTTTTCACCGTCATAACTGTTATCGCCAGTATTTTTCCAGTCAATAGTTGTATCTAATCCTTCTAACTCGTTTTCTTCAGATACTTGTACTATTGATTTTTTTGTAAGTTTTGATGCTGGTACTCTAAATGCAAGCTCTGATTTTGGTCTATCCATTCCGTCTTGTATTGGTTTAAAAAAGAACGGGTAGTTAAGGGATATTGGTACAACCTTATCTGTGAACATTTTTTTAGCGTCAGCTCCAGATTTGGACAATATTCCAAACCGTGCATCTTTTGTAATTGTTGCCAAATTGACTGATTCCGCTGAAGACATAAAACTAAATCCGGATCGGCGGTTTTTAAGATAGCACATTCCATAAGCCCTAGGATCGGCTTTGCACGCTTCCCAGAAAATAAAGAAAATTCTATTAGCTTCTCTGAAGTCTGGCTTCCCAACATCAATTTTAGCCCACTGCAAGTACATGTAATGAGAACCAGTAATATAAGTAATGACGTCTTTGTTATAAAACCAATAACCTTCTTCACGCCTGGTAAATTCTCTATCAATATACGCATACCATTTATTTTTAAAAGCATCTGGGTAAGTTTCCCAATCAAATCTAGTTTTTATTTTACTTAATTCTTTTGGGTATTCATCAGCTGTCCATCTATTATTTTCTTTATTAATATTATTTGGAGCCAACGGTAACGCTATTTTTAAATTTTGTATTTCTACAATTTCTCCTATCTTACCGGTTTTGCTTATAATTACAACATCGTAATCTTTATTATAACCATACTCCCATTTATTTAACTTATTAAATCTTTTAATAGTATTTAAACGAATAGGGCTAACTGATTTAATTAAATTTTGTTCGTACATTATTTTGATCTTCCTTCAGCAAAACCTTTAAAACCTGTGCCGGCTTGTAATTTAGAAGCGTCAAGCATATTTTTTTCATTTTCAACTCTTGAAAGTATTTCAAAAGCATCAAATATTGCTAATTTTTTTGTTGCGGCAGCATTTTTTAATCTATCAGCAGCCAAGTCTTCTTCTGGGTCACCTATTATTATTTTTTCTTCTGCAACTCTTATTAATTCGTCAACAGCTTTATACCCAGCTTGGATTATATTCTTTCTCAGTTCCTCGTATTTCATATTTTATTGCTATAGAATTTAAAGGGACTCTATATAATCTTTCGCCATCAATAACAAACTCATATTCGCTGTTTGGTGTAAAACCAACTAAATCATTACTATTAAGATTAAAGCTTCTTAAATCGTCCCCTAGGTGCTTTAAAACGCCTATATTGGCTCTTTCTTTATCATTTAGAAAGCTATTGTCTTGTTCTAGTGGTTTTACAAAGCAATAGCCAGGTGGGGTAAACCACCTGCCATTGCGCTTGTATAAGAAAATTTGATCATCATAACATCTATAAAGCCCGTCTTTAAAATAGCTGCTGCTATCTTGTTCCTGGCCTTTAATATTAAAGTATCTTCTAAAAACGTTGTGATGCACAATTACTAAATCATTTTTTTGCAAAAAAGGATTATTAATTGGTGTTTCAACTATTTTAGCCTTTCTGTTAACAAATTTATGATTTTCTATTTGCGTATTTAAAATTAAATTAGAATCACCTACTTTTTTATTATTTGTATACCTTCCGTCTAAAGGCTCTATTAAATAGGCATGTAAATGTTTCATTAATATTCTAAATTGTATTCAACGGCTATCGCCATATTTTTATTAAAAGTTTTCCAAGGTAAAATTTCTTGATTTTTTTCAATAAATATGTTATAGCTTTCGTCTTCTTCAATAATTTCAACTATTCTATGGCCACCAAATACTTCTTGGCCTGTAGAGTAGTGCATTGCATCGTTTTTATAATCTCTTCCAATGCTAATCTTCCGTATCAGATTCATCTTGATTCTCAGTTAATGTTTCAGCTTCATTGAGAATCTTAAAAATAGTTTGTACCCGATTCAGTTGACTAATAGGTAATTCATTAAGAATTTCAACGATTTGATTTAATTGTTCTTGTGTTACTACTTTTTTCATAAAATATAATTTAAGTTAATGTTATATTTGATTATTACGCATTATTTGTGTTTATTATTGCCAAATACCTTTTCAACGCCTCGCGAACCAAAATACCCGCCAATAACTATTGTAAGCAATCCTGTTATATCATCGAGCGGATAATTTAAATACCAACCCGAAACATAAGAAACTGTTAAAAATATTAATATTAATGGGCGTACATTAGCAGCAAGCCAATTTCCTGATCTAGCATCAGCAACCCATCTTCTTGTAGTTCCATCTATTTCAGATCGTTCTAATCTTAATTTT